ATCTACGAAATATGCTGTTGAAAACTGCGCGGTGTATTCGAGATTGCCTAACTTGAGCCGGGTAGACCCAAAACTGATAAAAGGCCTTAACGCGCTGGCGGAATGGCGGATTAGGGGAAGGCTAAAATTGAAGGTAAATAAAAAAGCGGCTAATGCCGTTGACTTGTTCTAAAAATCTGGTACTTTTACAAAATTCATGTTGGAACTTGTCGCCCGCCCCGAACCATCGGAGTCGGGTTTTTTATTGGGGCGGCCACTTCTTAAATATCTCAATTCCATAGCGGGAGTATAGCACAATGCCGGGATACGGGGGAGGGCCAGGTTCGGGAGATAGCGGCTATGGTGGCGGCTTTAGTGATTCCTTCGGTGGTTCCAGCTACGGCGGAGGACGTGGGGGCGATCCTCGCCAGCAGGCAGGATGGAACGATCAAGATAATCCGGCTTTTGGGGGTGGCGGAAACAGCGCCTATGAACAAGCCTTGGCGGCATCCCGCGCCCAAGCGGCAAAAGAAGCAGCAGAGCGTGAAGCACTAAGCAAAGCCTTGATTGACGAGGCTCAGTCATGGGATACCGGGCAAAAATGGGCTGGTGGGCTTGGTTTAGTTGGAGGCATTCCAGGATTAGGATTTATCCCCGGCCAAATCGCACGCGGCAAAGCAAATGACGCATACCCAGGACAAGAGCCTATAGGGTTTTTTGAAGACATTGTTCAGCCTGATATATTTTTCGGATCTCCGTTAGAGCAACAACAAGAACGCGCAGCGGGCGAGAAGCCGGGCATTATGTCGGCGGCACTTAGTTCATTCACAGCACCCGCAGAAAACGCAGTGAATGCGCCGATGCGGTCGGTGGCCCCAACACTACCACCTTCTCCGTTTGGTGATGATAGAGACGACCGGGAAGGCCGGGGAAACCCATTTGCATTTGATAACCCGTTCGAAACAAAAACCGTAGAATCAACGGCAGAGGAAGCGGACAAAAAAAACAAGGAACTTGCTGACCTCCTGCTAGGACGAACCGGGTATACCAGAGCGGGACAGGGCGCTATTTACACATGAGCAACCAAGGGAGCCGTCAGGGCGTCGTTAGAGCGGCCACAGGCACAACGCTCCCGGTAAACGGCGACTGGATGCAATTATTTGACGACACAGCCACAGTTCAGGCGACGGGGACATTCAACGAGCGTCTATTATCCTACACCAACGTCAAACTTTCGGCATCACACACAAACATCAACGCCGCCAAACAAGCCTTTGCGGAAAACGAAGGTTTCAACAATTGGTCGAGCATGAACACGTTCACTGCGTAACGGAGCGGCTTAATGGCATTAACACCGAAGCAGGCGCGTTTCGTTGAGGAATACCTTATTGATCTGAACGCGACGCAGGCGGCAATTCGGGCTGGATACTCTGAAAAGACGGCGCAGGAGCAAGGTAGCCGCCTGTTATCTAATGTTATGGTGGCAAAAGCCATTCAAGACGCGATGGCAAGCCGCTCCAAACGGACGGAAATAGACCAAGATAAAGTTTTGGGGGAGTTGGCTAAGATTGGTTTTCTCGATATTCGGAAGGCAGTTAAATGGGGCCGAAGCCCTATAGACACTGAGTCTGAAAACGCATCTCCAAACGGTCTTGGTCTATACCCGGTTGAACTGGTGCCGAGCGATGAAATGGACGACGCGACAGCGGCGGCAGTATCGGAGGTTTCGTTAACTCAGGTGGGTGTCAAGATTAAGGTGCATGACAAATTAGCAGCCTTAGAAAAGATCGGTAAGCATTTAGGAATGTTCGTTGATCGTCAAGAGATAGAACACACAGGAAACATAACGTTCGAAACCGTGTATGAGTCCAAGCCAGAGAAATGAAGTTATCTTTTCGCGTTCGCTGGTATCAGCAGGCGTTTCATGAGGCACTGGTTAACAGGACCCATGATCGCCTCATGGCAATATGGCATCGCCGCGCTGGCAAGGATGAAATCGTTCTCAACGCCATGCGGGAATTGGCGCTTAAAGACCCTGGGACTTATTGGCATTGTTTCCCTGAACAGAAACAGGCGCGGAAAGCGATATGGAACGGCGTTAACGGACACACCGGGAAAAGACGGATATTCGAGGCATTCCCTGAACCGCTAATCAAGCGGATGCAAGACGATGATATGTTCATCGAACTCAACAACGGGGCAACGTTTCAGCTTATCGGATCTGACCGGTATGACAGCACTGTAGGTTCTGGGCCGAAGGGCATTGCTTATTCGGAGTGGGCGTTAAGCAATCCGAGCGCATGGGCGTATCACTCGCCAATGATTCGGGAAAGCAATGGGTTTGCAGCGTTCATTACAACACCACGCGGCAACAACCACGCCAAGACGATGTATGACCGTGCTACTAATAATCCGAACTGGTTCGCGGAAATACTGAGCATTGAAAAAACCGGCGCACTTGGGCAGGAGCAACTAGCCGAGGCGTTGCAAGAATACCAGGACTTGCACGGCATAGACCTTGGTTTTGCTATATTTGAGCAGGAATATTATTGCTCCTTTGCTGGCGCAATGGTCGGTGCCTACTGGGGCGCGGAGATGAATAAGGCCGAGCGTGAAGGCCGGATCGGTGATGTTCCCGTTAACTGGAACTATCCGGTTCACACGGCATGGGATTTGGGCAAGGCGATTAACAACCCGATTTGGTGCTTTCAGTGCATTGGGGATCAGTTGCACATCGTTGATTTTCACAGGCCAGAGACGGACGATTTAGCCGACTGGTGCAAATGGCTTGACGATCGTGGCTATAATGGAACCGATTACGTTCCGCACGATATTGGACACACCAACTGGGGATCGAAGCGCACCCGAATTGAAATGCTGCTGGACCACGGACGGAAACCGAAACAGGTCAAGATGGCGTCTGTTGCGGACGGGCTTAACGCGGGGCGTGAAATCATCAAGTTTGCGCGGTTCGACAAAGAACTTACGGAAACCGGCGTTGACGGGCTGAAGAACTACCGGCGCGAATGGGACGACGAGTTAAAAACATTCAGGCAAAACCCGGTCAAGGACTGGGCGGAACACATCGGGTCCAGTTGGCGTTATTTGGCGCTTGCCTATCGGGCGATGGATCCGGAACCAACAAAAAAAGACGCGATGGCAGAGCTGCTAAAGCCCGCAACATATAACGACCTGCATCCTAAAGCACCGGGTCGCAACAGAATTTAGAGGTCCATTCATATGGATGATCAAACAGTCGAAACCGATAAGGACTTTGGCGAAGGTCAAGTTGCGCTCGTTAAACGCTGGATGGCTGAAATCAAAATCTATGACAAGGAATGCACTGGAGCGGGCGATGCTGCGGATTGGCATAAGCAGGGCGAGAAGATCATCAAGCGCTATCGTGACGAACGGAAAGCGGGTGATAGCTCTCGCAAATTGAATTTGCTATGGGCGAACGTCCAGCTTCAAGGCCCGGCGCTGTATTCGAACACGCCTAAGCCAGAGGCCGTCAGACGATTTAAGGACAAAGACCCTGTAGGCCGCGCCGCTGCGATGCTGATTGAACGCTGCGCGTCTTATGTTATCGACACACAGCCATTTGATGACGTTATCCGAGGGGCAGTACAGGACCGGCTACTGCCCGGACGTGGGCAGACGTGGATTCGTTACGTGCCTACCATGCAATCACACACACCTCGAATTCCGGTTAACCCTAGCGAAGTGGTTAATGAGGAGTTCAATGAGCAAGGAGAGCTTGCGTCCAGCGTCCTGAACTATACAGACGACGACGGCACCGTTTATGAAGAGGGCAATACCAAAGAAGACGACGATGGCCGCTATGTTGACGGCGAGCCTTACGACGATGTTCAATGGGAAGACGTTTTTGTCGATCATCTGAACTGGAAAGACTTCGGTCACACACCAGCGAGAACGTGGCAAGAGGTCCGGGCTGTTTGGCGTCGGGCGCATATGACACGGACACAACTTGAGGCGCGGTTTGATAAGAAGATTGTCGCCCAGATCAAATTAGACTTTCAGCCGAAGTCTGCGAAGGACGAAGACAGCGGCCTTCCTTCGGACATTTGGAAGAAAGCCACGGTTTACGAAATCTGGTGTTCGGAGACGGAGACCGTTTATTGGATATGCAAAGGGTATGAGCACGGGCCATTAGATCAAAAGAAGTTCCCGTTAAAGCTCAATGGTAAATTTCCCTGCCCCAAGCCTTTATATGCGACGATGACCACAGACACCCTGATCCCCGTCCCTGATTACGTTGAGTACCAGGATCAGGCCGACGAGATAGACGAGCTTTCCGGGCGCATTGCTTTGCTGACGAAAGCCCTTAAGGTCACGGGCGTTTATAATTCAGCTATTAAGCAAGACCTACAGGCGGCTCTTAACGGCGACGAAAACCGGCTTATCCCTGTTGAGGAATGGGGGTCGTTCGCAGACAAGGGCGGAATGAAGGGGCAAGTCGAGTATCTGCCTTTGAAAGAGGTTGCGGAAACGCTTATGAGCCTGATGAATGCCCGTGAGCAGGCCAAACAGGATTTGTACGAGGTTACAGGCTTGTCGGACATTTTGCGCGGTCAATCGAAGGCGTCCGAGACGATGGGCGCACAGAATATCAAGGCGCGGTTTGGTACGCTGCGGATGCAGGATTCGATTGATGACGTTCAGCGGTTTGCTCGCGATAACATGGTCCTGATTTCAGAAGTGATTGCCGAGAATTTCCAAGATGAGACCATCCGCGAAATGGCCGGTATGGAGATGCCGACGCGGGAAGAACAGGCGCAGGCCAAGCAATTACTTATGCAAGCCCAGATGATGCAACAGCAAATGCAGCAGGCACAACAGCAAGGCCAGCAGGTCCCGCAAATACAGATGCCGCCACAACCGAAGCCGGAAGACATCGAGAAGGCGCAAGACATTGTTGATGATGTAGCGTTTGAGGACGCTC